GACGAGAAGCCCGTCTCCCGCGGCTCCCTGGACAACCGCACCCTGACCCCGTACAAGCTGGCGGTGATCGAGCCGTTCTCCATGGAGTTCCGGCGCGACCTGCCCGCCCTGTACGGTGCGCTGCGCGGCCGTCTGGCCAACGCGATCGCCCGCCGGTTCGACCAGGCGGTCCTGTTCGGCCCGTCCCCGGGCACCGGGTTCGACAACCTGTCGGCCGCGGCCACCGTGGATGTGGGCAACACCGCCTCGCAGACCATGTACGAGGGCCTGGTGGCCGCGATCACCGCCGTGGGGGCCGCGAACGGCGACCTGGAGTCGTGGGCTTTCAACGGCCGCGGCGAGGGCCTCGCCCTGTCCGCGATGGACGGCAACGGCCGACCCCTGTTCATCAACAACCTCCAGACCGAGGGCCGCGCCATCGGCACGTTCCTGGGCCGCCCCGCGTACAAGTCCAAGCACATCGCCCAGACCGGCAACACCGTCGGTTTCGCCGGCGACTGGTCCTCGGCCATGTACGGGGTCGTCTCCAACATCTCCATCACCGAGTCCGACCAGGCCACCCTTACCGAGACGGTGGAGGGCGAGGACGGCCCCGAGCAGCGCACCCTGAACCTGTGGCAGCGCAACATGTTCGCGATCCGCGCCGAGGCCGAGGTCGGTTTCGCGGTCCGTGACGCCGCGCACTTCGTGCGCCTGACCGCGGCCCCCTGATGGGCGGCTCCGAGAAGCGGGTGACGCTGCGCCCCCCTGGGTCTTCGGTGGAGGTGGCCGTGCGCGAGTCGCAGGCCCACCGCTATGAGGCCCAGGGGTTCACGAGGGTGGAGCCGAAGAGGCCGGCCAGGCGTCGCTCCAACGGGAAGAACAAGGAGGAGGGCGATGCGTAGGCCACGTCGCGCTGTGGTGGTGGAGGGCAGTGGGTCCGATGACCGGTTGGCGCTGCCGGTGGAGCTGTACACCCGGGGCGAGGACGACGAACTCGTCCCCGTGGACCTGGGCAGTGGCGGACCGGTGGTGGTGGCTTGGGCGGACGTGACCGGCAAGCCGACCACGTTCGCGCCAGCCGCCCACACCCACGCCGCCGCGGACATCAGCTCCGGCACCCTGGCCCTGGCCCGGGTGCCCACAGGCACGACGGCGTCCACGGTCGCCCTGGGCAACCACACCCATGCCGGTCTGCTCGCGGGCAGTGCGGCTGCGGTCACGGACGCCACCGACGAGGCGGCCGCCGTGGTTCAGCTCAACGCCCTGCTTGCGGTGCTGCGCACCCGCGGCGTCCTGTCGACCTGAAAGGGGGGACGGTGAGCATTGCGACTGTGGAGGATGTGCAGGACCGGCTGAAACGTCCCCTCGCCGACGAGGAGCGAGCCTGGGCGAAGACCCTGCTGGGGGACGTGGAGGCGATGGTCCGCCGGCGGATCCCGGACCTGGTGGAGAAGGCGGCCGCAGACGAGCACTGGCGGGAAACGCTGGTGATGGTCGAGGCCAACGCCGTGCTCCGGGTCCTGCGCAACCCTGAGGGGTACCGGCAGGAGACCGAGGGCAACTACGGGTACAGCCTGTCCGCGGCGGTGGCCTCCGGGCACCTGTTCGTCATGAGTAGCGAATGGGACAACCTGGGGTACCGGGCGGGGGCGTGGACCATCACCCCGGTGGTCCGCACTGCGTGCCGCAGGCCGGACCCGTGGGCCCCGGGGGGTTCCTGGTGAGCCTCCTGGACCGCGGCGAGCAGACCCTGGACGTGTACACCGAGGTCACCACCACCGACGATCTCGGCAACGTGCTCGTCGGCCCGGCAGAGGAACCCACCCGGATCAGTGCCAGCGTCCAGCCGGTCACCTCCGACGAGCTGTCGGCCGTGGGCCAGGACCTGGTCACCACCTACCGTCTGATCGCCCGCACCGCCCCTGTGGGCGCGTGGGCGCGCATCCGGTGGGTGAACGCCGGCGGCTCCTGGTGGGACGTCATCGGTGAGCCCCGCCGCTACTCCATGTCCCGCCGGACCGCGCACGTGGACGCCCTCCTGCGCGAACGCAAGGACCCGCCCACTCCCGGGCAGGCCCGGTACCGGCTGGTTGGCGGTGTCCCCGCGGGCCCGATCAACGAGGAGGACTGACGTGGTCACCCTGAACAAGAACGTGGAACGCGCCGCCGCCCGCGCGGCCCACCGGGGCACGATCATGCACGCCGAGCGGCTCATGCTCATCTCCGCCACCGTGCTCGCGCGACACCGTGACCAGGGCAACGCCTACGTGCAGGTGACCCGCGGGCGCAAGTCCGACGCGTTCGTGGAACTCGTCGACCCCGGCCGCAAGAAGGGCAGCCAGGGCAACGCGATCGCGATCGAGTTCGGCCGCTCCGCGGGGTCCGGGCGCGGCGCCTCCCAGGGCGTGTACGCGCTGGCCGCGGCGATGGGGGCGCGCGGTGGCTAGGCTCCCGCGCGTCAACGCGCTGCTGCTGGGGGTGCTGCGCGCCTCGTCCCCGCCAGCGGGCCTGACCATGGGCAGCCGCATCCCGGACACGATGCGGCTGCCCTTCCTCATGGCCCGCCGCTCCGGCGGTGCCTTCATCCACCCGGAGCAGGCCGACGCGCCGCTGGTCGACGTCCAGGTGTGGGCGATCGGCGAGAAGTCCGCCGAGGAGATCTCCCAGTGGGCGCGCGACGCCCTGTACCGGGCGTCGCGCACCCCCCGGATCCGCGTCCCGGGTGTGGGCTACATCAACTTCTTCGACGAGCAGGTCGGCCCCCGGGAGATCCCCGCCGATACCGACGACCACGGCACGGTCCGCTACCAGGCGTCGTACTCCATCACCACCCGCCCCGACTGGGGCTGACGCCTCACAGGAGGGGCACATGGCACCGAACAACCAGATGCTGGTCATCCCTGGCAGCGGCCACTACTACCTCGACATCACGGGGACCGCGACCCGCCCGGAGGACCCGCTCAACCCCGACCCGGCCCTGCTGCCCGAGGTGGGTCACACCACCCGTGAGTCGCCGCTGACCATCACCAAGGAGGGCGGGGAGCGCACCACCCACGCGACCTGGCAGGACAGTGCCGCCCGCGAGTCGGTGTCCCCGATCAGCTACCGGTTCGGGTTCACGCTCCTGGAGTGGACGCACTTCACGTACCAGCTCTACTACGGGCAGGGCCGCGTAGACGGCGACTACTTCGGGGTGTCCAAGGCTGGCACCAGCCCCACGCAGGGCCGCATGTACGTGCGCATCGACGACAGCGGCGCGTTCGCAGATTTCTGGCTGCCCCTGGTCAGCGTCCTGGGCGACGACAACATCGAGGTCGACCCGGAGAACCTGTCCGGGTTCCCGGTCGGTGCCGCCGTCCTCGGTCACAGCGAATTCGACGACCTGTTCCAGATCGGCGCGAAGCGCTCCGAGAACACCCCGCCCCCGGGCGGAGGCTGACAGACCCCCGGCGCGTGGGTGCGGACCCCCGCGCGCCGGGACCACACCACCGGTCCGCGCCCCCATCCCACCGACGACCCGCGTGGAGGTCCGCCCATGTCCACCATCGATCTGACCAGCTTCCAGACCAAGACGACCGACACCGTCGTCAAGATGCCCGGCGGCAAACCGATCAAGCTCCGGCCGTTGATGACGCTCGGGTCCGAGCACGACCAGCTCCTCATGGACCTGATCTCCAGCCTCGGCTCCCTGAACATCCAGGACGGTGAGATGGAGCTGTCGGCGCTCGGCGACGTCATGCCGTTCGTCGGCCGCCTGCTCACCGCCGCCGCCCCCAACGCCACCGACGCCGGCCGCCTCGACAAGCTGCCGCTGATGGCCCGCTTCGAGGTGCTCATGGGCTACATGCAGGACCAGGACCTGGGGGGGCTCTCGCCCTCCGGGAGCTGATCCGCACCCACGGGGGGCCGCTGTACGCGGACCTGCTACGTGAGTACCAGCACGACCTGCGCGAGACGTGCCAGGGGCGCGGTCCGTCCCCGTCCCTGGTCGTCGCCATGGTCGAGAACCTGACTGCCGACTCAGCGTTCCACGCGGCGGCGGCGGCGGCCGAGACCGGGTCGACCTTCGGTGAGTGGCGGCGGTGGCAGTCCACCGTCAACGCCGCGCTCCTCGCCGTCGAGCAGATCGACTTCGTCCGGGAGGGCACGGCCGCTCACGTCGGCAAGAAGTACAAGCTCACACCACACGAGCGCCCTGGCCAGAGGCAGCGCGCCCGGGTGCTGACCGTCGCGGACATCCTCCGCAGGCAGGAGGCGGCACAGGCCGCCGAGTAGACCAAGGGGGGTGTCCCCTTGGCTGGTCCTGGTGGGCCCACAGTCGGCCGCGTCAACATCCGTGTCGCCCCGGACACGAGCCGTTTCAGGCGTGAATTGGGCCAGTCCCTGGAGGCGTTGGAGCGGTCCCTGACCGTCAACATCCCCACCAGGATCGACACGAAGAAGGTCGCGAAGGACGCCGCCCGCGTCAAGGCGGATGTCGAGCGCCAGTTGGGCGAGGTCCGCACCTCCGTGAAGGTCAGCGCCGACACGGCGAAGGCGTCCACGGAGATCTCCGCCGCGGCCCGCGACCGCACCGCCACCATCCGGGTGAACGCCGACCAGTCCGCCCTGGCCCGCATCCAGGGGCTGGCCGCGGGGCTCGGCCGGTCCCTGGGGCGGCTCACCGGCGGGGCGGCGGGGATCGGTGCGATCGCCGGGGCTCTGTCCACGGTGGCGGCGGGTGCTGCCGCCGCGGTGGTGCCGCTCCTCCAGCTCGGCACCGCCCTGGCTCCCGCCGTGGGCATCCTCGCGACCCTGCCCGCCATCGCCGGTACAGCGGTCGCCGCCCTGGCCCCGCTGGTGGTGGCGTTCTCCGGGATGGGGGAGGCGCTCGGCGCGGCCCTGTCCGGGGACGCGCAGGCGCTCACCGAAGCGCTGGAGGGGCTGGCCCCGGCCGCCCAGGGGGTCGTCCTCGCGGTCGGCGAGCTGGCCCCCGGCCTGGGCCGCATCAGGGACATGGTGCAGGAGGGCTTCTTCCGCCCGCTGGTGGAGCCGGTGCAGACGCTCGGCTCCACGCTGCTGCCGACCCTGGGGCGCGGGCTGACGCAGGTGTCCCTGGCGCTCGGCGAGTCCGCGGCGACCCTGCTGGCGTTCGTCCAGGAGGGCCGCAACCTCGCGGGGTTGGATCTGCTCTTCGCGTCCACCGGGCGCAGCGTCGAGAACCTGAACGGGTTCATGCCGGGGCTGTTGGTCGGCTTCCGCGAGCTGGGCATCGTGGGCCTGCCGTTCATGGAGCAGCTCAGCCTGGCCGCGTCGGAGGCGGCCACCGAGTTCGGTCGGTGGGCGACGCACGCCGCGGAGTCGGGCGAGGCCACCCGGTGGATCGAAGACGCGATCGTCGTCTTCCAGGAACTCGGAGGGATCGCCTCCAACGTCGGCGGGATCATCGGGACGATCTTCACCGCGGCCGGTGGCGCCGGGCTCCTCTCCACGATCGAAGACATCACTGGGCGCTTCAACGAGTTCCTCCAAAGCGCCGAGGGTTCCGCGGCGCTGGAGGGGATCTTCACCGGCCTCGGGTCGATCATGACCGCCCTCCAGCCCGTCTTCGGCGCGCTGATCTCCGGCATCGGCACCCTGGCCCCCGCGGTCGGGCGGATCGCCGAGGCGTTCGGGCCGGTGCTGACAGCCGCGATCGAGGGCCTGGTCCCGGCCCTGCTGGAGCTGGAGCCCGGCATCATCGCGATCGTCGATGCCCTGGGCGAGGCGGTCGGGGCGCTCGTGGACTCCGGTGCGCTGGAGACCATCGGCACCGCCCTGTCCGACATCCTGATCGCGGTCGCCCCGCTCCTGCCTGTCCTGGGCGAGCTGGCCGGGGTGCTGCTCGGTGCCCTCGCGGAAGCGGCGATCGCCTTGGCCCCGGGGCTCGCGCTGATCGCGACGGCCATGGCCGAGGGCCTGGCGCCGGTCCTGCCGGAGCTGTCAGCGGCGTTCGCGGAGCTGATGGAGGCGCTCGGCCCGCTGATCCCCGTGCTGATCGAGGCGCTCCTGCCGGTGCTGGACATCCTGCCCGCGCTCGTCAGCCTCCTCGCTGAGAACTTCTCGACGTGGGCTGGGGCGATCGCCGACCTGGCACCCCACCTCGCGAACGCGATCCAGTTCGGCGGGTTCCTGATCGAGGTCCTGATGGGCCTGGTCGTGGGCCTGCTGGGGGTCCTGGGCGCGATCCTGCGCTGGGCCGGGGAGAGTTCGCAGAAGGTCCGCGACACCCTGCGCGGCATGATCGACCGGTTCCAGGAGTTCCGGGACCGGGCGATCGGCGCGATCGTGGGGCTGCTGACGCGGGGCCGGGACACGTTCAACCGGATGCGCAGCGCGTTCTCGACCATCGTGTCGGCGATCCGCTCGGCGGTCGTGTCGGGGATCAGCAGCATGGTCACGAGCGCCCGGGAGCGGGTCAGCGGCCTGGTGTCCACGGTCCGCGGTCTGCCGTCCCGGATCCGCTCCGCCCTGGGCAACCTCGGCAACCTGCTGCGCACCGCCGGGCGGAACGTCATCACCGGGCTGATCAACGGCATCACGTCGAGGATGTCGGACCTGTGGCGTCGGATGGGCGAGATCGCCCAGGGGATCCGCGACTACTTTCCGTTCTCCCCGGCCCGGCGCGGTCCCTTGCGGATCAACCCGCCGGACGTGGCTGGCGAGAACATCACCCGGATGCTCGCGGACGGGCTCGGCCGCGGCGCGAGCCTGGTGTCGGCCGCCGCCGACCAGGTCGCCGGGGCGGCGGTCATGCGCCCGCAGCCCGCCGCGGCGGCGGGCATCGGCATGTACGCGGGGATCGGCGAGCAGACCGCGCTCCTGGCCCGGCTCCTCGAAGCGATCCGCGAGGGACGCGGCGACGTGGTCTTGGAGGTCGACTCCACGGAGATCGCTCGCGCGACCCAGCAGGGCAACCGACAACTCGCACGACGCTAGGACGCTAGGAGGCCCCTTTGGCTGCGACAACTCTGGTGCTCACCCCCGCCGCGGGGGCCGCCGCTGCCCCCGCGGTGCAGGTGTCCCTGCACTCCGCGGAACCGGACGGGTCCGGGTCCAACGAGCTGGCCGGGGCGGGCTACGAACGCCAGGCGGTGACGTGGGGGACGCCGACCGCCGGGATGGTCACCGCCACCGCCGACCCCACTTTCAGTGTCCCGGCGGGGTGGGTGCGCTACGTAGGGCTGTGGGACACCGGCGGCCAGTGGCTCATGGACATCGCCCTGGGGACCCCCGTGGAGTACCCCGCCGACGGGACCTACATCGTGTCGCCGCTGCGCGTGATCGCCGAGAACCCGCCAGCGTAAAAGGAGGCGGCTCGTGGCGATCATCTGGCAGAACACCTTCGACGGACCCTCCGGCAACACCACCACCGTGACCAACAGCGGCAACTACGGCGAGGCGCTGGCGGCGGTGTCCGGCACGGTCACCTACCAGCAGGCGCAGCGCGCCGCCGGGGTGAGCGCGCTCAACCTGGGAAGTGCGACCGGGCCCGGGACGATCACCGTCCCCTACAGCCCCGCCAGCACGTCCAACTGGTCGATGCGGTTCTACGTGCGCATCGACGCCGGGCGGTTCTTCACCGTGCGCGCGATCTACCCCTCGGGCGGATCCGACCTGGTCAGCATCAGTGACCAGTCCGGATCGCAGTTCGCGTTCATCATGGGCCAGCTGGTCCCGACCGCCACGGTGAGCGCGATGCGCGGCACCTGGGCGCGGGTAGAGCTCGGCCGCAACGCCGGGGTCGGGTTCGCGCGGGTCTGGTGGACCAGCATCCACTCGGCCGGTGCGCCGGACTGGCAGACCGCGTCCGGCGTCAGCATCAGCGGCATCACCTCCCTGGTGTTCGGCGGGGGCTCCTCGGCCACCGGCATCGTTCGCCTGGACCAGCTCGCCGTCGGTCAGGGCGAGCAGATCGGCCCCTATACGCCGGGCACCGACACCCTGGCGACCAACCGCCTGGACGGCCCCGACGGCGGCAACGTGACCGTGGCCAACACCGCGAACTGGGGCACCGCCGCGGCGAGCGCGGTCGGCCCGCCCACCTACTCCACGGAGTGGTCGGCGTGGGGGTCCTCGGCGCGGCTCACCGGCACCTCCTCGACCACACGCACGATGTCGTGGGCGCTGCGACCGAACCGCGCCCAGTACTCGGCGCGCTGGTACTTCCGGGTGCCTCCCGGCGGCCGGCACCTGATGTTCGCGTCGGGCACGCAGATGCTCATGGTGTCCCCGCAGGACAACGGCTTCGGGTGGATCGGCGGCACCCTCAACGCCGTCGCCACCCAGCTCCTGGACCGCACCGTGCGCGCTGAACTCCTGCGGGTGGACTACACCACGACGCTGCGCCTGTGGTGGATCGACCCGCACAGCACCGGGGCCCCCGATTTCCAGCAGTCCGTCACCAGCTCCGACCACCCCATCGCGAGCAACCTGCGATTCGAGGGGGCCGGGGGCGGTAACCCCGGGTCGTTCGTGGATGCCGTGGAGATCCGCCAGGGCGGATGGATCGGCCCCCCTCTCGTGCACACCGGCGCCGCGATCGGGGCCATCCGCATCCGCGCCGTGGCCGACGGGCGGCGCGGCGGCGAGCACCCGGCCGAGGGGCGCATCGTCATCCGCGGCGAGGCCGACGGCCGGATGCTCCTACCCACCGCCGCCGAGGGTCGCATCGTCATCCGCGGCGAGGCGGACGGGATCGCCGGACCCAGCACAGCATCAGGGGGTGTCGTGGACAGCATGTGGATCGGCCCCCTGGGGCTGCTGCACGAGGTGGCCGAGCGCGGCCAGTGGGAGCGCACCCCGGCGCTGGGGGTGGAGCGGCACGTCGCCCTGTCCGGCCGGGTGACATCGTCGAGGGCTCGGTGGGCCCCGCGCACCACCTCCCTGGCGTGGGACCGGCTCCTGCCTGCCGACGCCGACGCCCTGGAGGAGATGGCGCTCGTGCCCGCCCGCGGGGACGGCACCCTGGCCGTGATCGACCCCGACGCCGCCGGGGGCAACCTCCTCACCGCGGAACAGTCCCGGGGCCGCCCGCAGGCCGGGATGATGCCGGGGGCCGTGGAGGACCTGTACGGGCTCGCGGGGGCTGGTGCCATCACCGTGGGCCTGTCCGCTGGGGTACGGCACGCCTGCACCAACAACGTCCAGGCCAACGCTGACATCCGTTGGTTGCACCCGTACTACGGGACGCGGGGCTGGCCGGTCATGCCGGGCTGGTCGGTGTACCTGTCCGGGCAGACCACCGGCGCCGCCGTCCCCGCCTCCGCGCGCATGTGGTTGACGTTCCGCGACCACAACGGCGCGGTGCTCTCCTCAGCGGCCGGAGACCCCGGCACCGGTGTGGTCGAGGCGGACGCTCCGGCCGGAGCGGTCACCGTCGCCCCGCACATGATCACCACCACCGCCCTGTCCGGGCTGCGCATCATCGGGGAGGCCCGCCTGACCTACGCCCCCCAGGACGCCGACCGGCCGCTCGGCAACGGGTGCCCCGTCTACACGCTGACCGACTACCGCGACACCCCGGCCCTGCCGTACCGGTCGGTGGCCCTGACCCTGGAGGAGGTGCGCGCCCATGCGCCCCGGTAGCAACCTCCTGCGGGAGGCGCTGGCCACCGGCCAACGCACCTACGACCTCCAGGTACGCCTCGGCGGCCGGGACGTCACCGACGAGGTGACCGCCTGGTCGGTCGACCGCGGCTCCGACACCGGGCTGCCCGCGCAGGTGGCCGCCCCCACCGGCTCCTCAGCCGCGGGCGCGCAGCTCACCCTGGCCGGGACGGGAGAGCAGACCGCCGCCGCCCGGTACAGCCCCTGGGCGCCGCGCTCGACCGCGGACATCACCCGCCCCGGACAGTCCTGTGTCCTGGAGTGGGGGCTGGCCGAGGGGCGGATGCAGGCGCTGCGGGGCCGTGTCCGCACGGTGGCCGCGACCGCCGGGTCCGGGACCGCCGCGCTGCGCGTGCTGGACGGCTCCGAGCTGCTGCGCGACCGGGCGTGGCTGCCGCCGGGGATCCTCGCGGGGGCGTCCTCCCACATCCACACCCAGTGGGTGGTGGACCACGCCCTGCGGATGGCCGGGATCACCATGACCCCGCCCGAGCGGGCAGGGTCCATCTTCTTCGCCAGCATGAACGGGGCGCTGGAGGCCAACCGCGGCATGCGGCACTGGCACACCGGCTCCGTCGGGTTCTGGCCCGAGCGGTCCGCGTGGGGCGCGGGCCCCGCCTGGGGCAGCGCCAACGCCTACTCCACCTGGTCAGCGCAGTACTCACCCCAGCGGCGTGTGCTGTCCCAGCAGAACGACCTGATGGTGGAGTGGTGGATCCACCGGCGCACCACCTCGGACAACCCCACCAGCCAGGTGACGCTGGTGTTCGCCGACCGGCCCACCACCGACGTCGCCGGACGCCAGGAACAGACCATCACCCTGTCGTACAACCCCGCCACGCGGGCGCTGCGCGCGCAGGTCGGCGGCGGCGCGACGACGTGGACCGTCCCCGCGGGCGCGAACCAGTCCGGGTCCTTCAAGGTCGCGTTCCTCGTGAGCTTGACGACCACCACCGCGCCGACCCAGGTCCGCGGGTGGCTGTACCAACCCGGCGGCACCCTGTACGCCAGCCCAACGTACTCGGGTGCGGCCACCCCGTGGAGTGTCCTGGAGACCATCACCTGCCAGGCCACCGGCCCCATGGAGTGCGTGGGCGTGTCGGTGGTCTCCGGCGTCGTCCCCGTCGTCGAGCCGTGGCAGCGCGGCGCACACATCGACCTCATCGGCCCGTCCGGGGTGACGTCCGGGCAGTCCCGGTACGCGCTGCGTGCCCTACCAGAAGCGGGCGGCACCTGGTGGGACCTTCTCAAGGAGATCGCCGCCGACAACCTCTCCTACATCAGCTTCGACGAAGACGGCTTCTTCCGCTTCCGCCGGTACGAGTACCTCACCCCGGACAGCCCCCCGCCCGAACCAGACCTGACGGTCACCTCCGCGCGCGACATCAACGACCTGGCCGTCACCGAGGAGATCGACGGTGTGGCCAACCTCGTGGAGGTCGGCCACACCGAGTGGGACATCGGCGCGACCCAGTCCGAGCAGCACCCCTACCCGAGCGTGTTCTCCATCCCGTCCAACTCCGCCCTCTCCCTCCAGGTGGACATGAGCGACCGCCTGTGGGCGACCCGCGCCCCCATGCTGTTCGCCGGGGCGGGGTTCCCCAGCGCGCTGCCCGGGTCCGTGGTCAAGTTCCTGAACACGGCCGGCCAGCGCGCGCCGGTGGAGACGGAGCTGACCTGGGACACCGGCCACCCCGTGTTCACGTTCCACAACCGGTCCGCGTCGACGGCCACGGCCGCGCTCAGCCCTGCGGGGACCGCCCCGTCCTTCCGCATCGCGTACACCCCGGTGCAGTCCGCGAGCCCGGCGCCGGTCCGCCGTCACAACGCGGCGTCCGCGAACCGGTTCGGGGTGCAGTCCCTGTCGGTGGCCGCGTCGTCGTGGGTGCAGTCCATCTGGTGGGCCGACCAGCTCGCCCTGGCGATCATCGCGTGGACGGCCTGGCCGATCCCCCTGACCGGGCGGGTGCAGATCCTCCCGGACCCGCGCATCCAGCAGGGCGACGTCGTGCACATCCAGGACCCGTCCGGGACTCGCATCGACGGCCTGTACCGGGTCCTGGGCTACGCGGTGTCCGGCGACGGCACGTCGGTGTCGATGTCCCTGGACGTGCGCCCCCTGTCCCGCCCCACCCCACCCTCGGACGCCGGGCTGACCCTGGAGCCGGTGCTGGACCCGGCCGTGGCCCCGACGCTGTCCGGATAGGAGAACCCGTGCCCAACCCCGACGAACTGATCATGCCCGTCGAGGAGGAGCCGACCGGCGACCCCTCCCACCCGGGCTGGACCCCGCCGCCCGGCAACACCATCACCGTCCCCACCCGGCCCGGTGGCGACCTCGACGGACCGCCCGAGGACGGCGACGGATGACCGCCGTGCTCGCCGCCGTCGGCGGCCGTCACCGTGCCCTGTGGATCGCCTTCCACGTCGGCATCCTGTGCGCCGGGATCGCGTTCGCCGCCTTCGGTTCGGTACCCGTCATCGAGGTCGCCGGGCGTCAGATCGCCTACGTGTGGGGCGGGTTCCTCATCGTCGGGGGCATCATCTCCCTGGTCGGCGCGATCTTCCGCAGATGGACCGGGGAGGTGGTGGGGTTGCCGTTCGTGATGGGCGGGATGCTCGTCTACGCGACCGCCCTGTGGGTCACGCTCCCGGACGTCCTCACGAGGCTCGGGCTCGCGACCCTGCTCACCGCCCTGGTCATCCCTCTGTGGATCCGCTGGCGCGACCTCGACGCCCAGGGCGGCATGGAGATGGAGATCGCACGATCATGATCCCCACGGCCCTGGAGGGTCTGACCGGCGGCGCCGAGCTGATAGTCGGCATCCTCGGTGGGAGCGCGCTCCTGGGGCTGGTCAAGCTGCTCGACGTCCTCAAGGCGTGGAGATTGGGCGCGCACACCATCGAGCGCGACGTCCAGGCCGACGCCGAGAAAGCGCGCGCCCGCGCCGAGGAGCGCGTCACCGCCGCCGAGGACGCCGCGGAGCGGGCGACCGCGCGCGCCTGGTGGTACCGGGAGCAGCTCATGCAGACCCGGGACCTGTACCGGTCCCAGGGCGGCGACCCTGCCCTGCTCGGCCCCACGGACCCACCGCCCCCTACACCTCCCACACCAACCTGAGCCCCGGCCCACCGCCGGGGCTTCTTCGTACCTGGAGGTACGTATGGCTCGCATGCCGGGCGCCGAGTGGCGCCCACTCTCGATCAACCACACCAAGGGCGGCAACCGGCCGCGCGTGGTCATCCTGCACATCATCGTCGGCACCCTGGCCGGAGCCGATAGCTGGTTCCGCAACAGCCGCTCGAAGGTATCCGCGCACTTCGGCGTCGGCAAGGACGGCCGGATCCGACAGTGGGTCGACACCGCCGACCGCGCCTGGGCCAACGCCGGAGCCAACCCCTACAGCATCTCGATCGAGAACGAGGGGCAGGTCGGCGATGCGCTCACCGCCGCCCAGGTCGAGTCGAACGCCCGCATCGTCGCGTGGGCCTCCAAGGCCCACGGCATCCCGATCCAGGTGAACAACAGCGCCAGCGGGTCCGGCCTGTCGTACCACCGGATGGCCGCCGCCTGGTCGCTGGGCGGCACCGCCTGCCCCGGCGACCGCATCATCGCGCAGCGCCCCGCCATCGTGGCGCGCGCCAAGCAGATCGCCGGGGGAGCCACCCCCGACGACCCCACCACCGAAGGGAACGATCCGTTGATCGGTCTGAAGAAGGGCTCCGAGGGCGAAGCCGTCAAGGCGTTGCAGGAGCTGATCAAGTTCGCCGGGCAGGGCAAGCACCTCGGCGAGGCCGGGGTGGACGGCAAGTACGGGGCGGGAACCGCCGAGGGCCTGCGCCTGGCCCGCAAGTCCGTCGGCTCCAAGGCGGAGAAGGGCTGGGGCGACACCGTCACCGGCCACGCCTACGCCCAGCTCATCGCCGCCGTCGCTCGCAAGCAGTAAGGACAGACCCATGCACGAAGCACCCACCCCTGCCCCGACCCCGGCCCGCGACGCCCGCACCCGGGCGGCGCGCACCCTGCTCCAGGGCGCCGCGTCCACCGTCCTCGTCGCGGTCGCCGCGGTCGTGATCGACACCGTCACCCCCGGCAGCATCATCGACTGGCCCACCCTCGGCGTCGCCGCGGCGACCGCCGCCGGTACCGCGCTCGCGGCCTGGGTGCAGCGGCGTCTGGAGGGCGTCCGTGCCTGAGAGCCCTTGGCGGCTGCCCACCGACCTGGACCTGATCCCCGTCACCGGCCGGTGGGCGCTGCTGGACGGGGACGAAGGATGCTGGGGCATGGTGACCCTGCGCCCCTCAGTGCCGCAACTGGTGTCTACGGGCACCGACACGGTCGTGGTCGGCGCCCCCTTGGTGCTCCGCATGGATGGGGACGGTCGTGTGTCCGCTCTCGTTCCCGCCACCGATGACCCCGACATCCAGCCGTCCGGCTGGCACTACCGGGTCACGGTCGAAGTCAACGACGGACACCGCACCTGGTCGTACTCCTTCGCCTTGACCGTGCCGCACAGCGGTGGTCCTGTTGATCTGGCTGGCCACACACCGCCGCCGGTACCGCCCCCGCTGGGCGAAACCTACGTGTACAGCGTGAACGGCCAGACCGGGCACGTCACCGTGTCGGGCGGCGGGTCGGGCGGGGCGGTGCACTCGGTCAACGGGCAGACCGGCGTGGTGGAGCTGGTCGGCGCCGACGTGGGCGCGGTCGGCACCGACATGGTCGGCCTGCCCAACGGCGTCGCCGGGCTCGACGCCAGCGGCCTGGTCCCCGCCGACCAGCTTCCGCCCGGGACCGGCGAGCAGGGGCCGCCGGGAGACCCGGGGCCGAAGGGCGACCCAGGAGAGCAGGGTGACGACGGGGAGACGGGGGCGGACGGGGCGTCGGCCTACGAGGTCGCCGTCGCCGCGGGCTTCACCGGGACACCCGAGCAGTGGATCGCCTCGCTCGTTGGGCCGGAGGGACCCGCAGGCCCGGAGGGTGAGCAGGGGCTGCCCGGTGCCGACGGCGCACCGGGGCCGCCTGGCGAACCCGGGCCCCCGGGAGAACAGGGGGACCCCGGTCCCCAGGGTGAGGCCGGGACCGGGGTGTCCATCATCGGGTCCCTGCCCGACTCCGCCGACCTGCCCCCCACAGGGAACACGGTCGGCGACGCGTACCTGATCATCGGCGACCTGTGGGTGTGGGACGGCGGGGAGTGGGACAACGTCGGCACGATCCAAGGCCCCCAGGGGACGCCCGGCGTCCAGGGGATCCAGGGTGTTCAGGGCGAGCCGGGACTCGCCGGACAGGACGGTGCCGACGGAGAACCGGGCCCGCCCGGCGACGCCGGTCCGAAG